TTTGGCTTTTTGCATGCCTTTTACTTTTGGTGGTTGCATATCATTATGTTTGTTAGAGTGGGCAAGCTTTGTATTTTTTGTAGCTAACTCGTAATCGCCTTTTTCAACGCGAGTTTGCTTTTTCATTGACTTAGTTTGTTCGTTAGTTGCTTTACTTTTAAATTCTTTTTTGCCTTCAGCTGTACGGTCTCTCATATCTTTTTGACCTTCTGGTACAGGGGGTAAGTTTGCTCCGGTCTTTACTTCTTCTAAACAATCGACGGGAACCGTGACTAAGTTACGCCAAAAACCTGGAGAAACTTCTTCATAGCAATCAGCAAGACCAGCTGGTGCTTTATCTGCACCTTCAGCACTATATCTTGCACCAGCACTATAGCTGTGTAGTTTACCCACTCTAATGTTATTACCAGTACTGATAATATCTTTAACACGTTGTTTAATGTTTTCACCCAGCTGCTTAAAACTATCCATATTTTCATAGCCGGTTTTTAATTTAACCACGTCGCCTACGAGAAATCCATTGCCTTGAGTTTCGCGGTAGGCCTCCTGGAATAAAGAGTCAAACTTACTGTTTTTCATATAATGATATTACTTACTCCCTCCCTAAGTATTTTACAATGCCATCCATAAGTTTTACAGGTTTACAAAAGGTAAATGTAAGCAATAACTATACTTACTCGGATTTACATCTAGACTTTAGCAACCCTATTAATAAAGATTTAAAAGCAGATTATGATGAGGCTGCTATTAAGAACTCCATTTATTCATTATTTAACACATTACCCGGTCAAAGCTTATTAAATCCTACTTACGGATTAAACTTAGTTAAATACTTGTTTGAGCCAGTGACAGAAGACAATGCTAGAAATATAGGTAATGATATAGTTACGGGATTGTCTTTGTACGAACCAAGAGTTAAGGTATCTAATGTTAATATACGTTTAAACTCTGACGAGCAAAGTTATTACATTGAATTAAATATAATAATGCCATACCTTAATAAAGTCATTAACGTACCTGGCACCCTAACTAGAACCGGATATACTATTTTATAAAATGTCAACAACCTATACAGATGCATCAGCTCTAAACATTCAACCGAACGAATACGTTGCGTTTGATGCTACAAATCTTAGAGACTTCATGCGTACCCGCTTAACACAAAGCGGCTTGTTTACAGATCAGTATCTAGAAGGTTCTAATCTTAATGCAATAAACAGCGTTATTGCATATGCTTTCCATACGTTTATGTTTTACCTAAACAAGACTTCTTCAGAGTCTATGTTTAGTGATGCCCAGATTTACGAAAACATTAACCGTGTAGTAAAGATTATAAACTACTCCCCTATAGGCATACAAACCTCTACAGTCACGTTTGATTGCTCTGCAACAGCTGATCTACCAATAGGCTCATATACAATACCTCGTTACTCTTTTGTCAGGGTTAATAACTCACCTTATACATTTAATACAGATGTTACTTTTACAAAAACTTTATCAACCGATCAATATATACCTAATGTAGGCAATCAGGTTATAATGTATCAAGGTAAGTGGACGGAGTACCCGCTTTATATAGCTCAAGGCACAGTAAACGAAACAGTATTCGTTGCACCTGGTAGTGCGGTGTATGTAGATCACTTTAATATTGATGTATATGTACAGAGTGCTGCAACTGGTAAATGGACACAATGGATTCGTACAGAATCGTTGTACCTACAAGGGGCAACAGATACAACTTATGAAGTAAGGTATAATGAAAGTCGTAACTACGAACTTAAGTTTGGTAATGGTATAAACGGTCAAAAGTTAAACCCTAACGACGTAGTTGCAGTTTACTATCTACAGTCTTTAGGTACAGGTGGTCAAATCGCAGCTAATGCTCTAGCAGGTTTACCTGCAGTACTATACAATACTGCTCAGTTTAATACTATAAGCAATGATGTATTTAGCCCTGATTTACAGTACTTAGATGATAATAGCATCACTTACCTCAAGCTTAGTAACGCTAATCCATCTACAGCTTATACGGCTGCTGAAAATGCAGATAGTATTCGTGCCAATGCTCCTGCAGCTTACAAATCACAATATAGACTAGTAACTGCAAACGATTATAAAAACTTTGTAAAGAGTACATTTAGCGGTATCATACAAGATGTAGTGGTGTTTAACAATAATGATTATGTTAACAACCATTTACGTTATTTGTATAATATTGGTTTAACTAACCCAAATCAAGATAATAGAGTACTATACAATCAAGTTGCGTTCTCTACTTCGTGTAACTTTAACAATGTATACATTTATGTATTACCTCGTGCTACACAAGCCAATACTAACAGCTACATCAACTACTTAACACCTGCACAAAAGTCTCTTATTACTAATGCTGCATTAAACAAAAAGACTCTTACTTCAGACATTATAGTAATGGATCCAGTTTATAAAACAGTTACTATAGGTTATAGCAGTAAGACTGGTGAAGATATTAACACTATTATTAATAATACAAGATTGACAGTTACGTTGGAACGCACAGCAAAGATTTCTACCCAACTTCTACAAAATCAAATAACTGGTATTATTACCGCGTTTTTTGATCCAACAAAGCTAACATTAGGTTATAATATAGACTTAATAAGTCTAGCTGCTCAAATCGAAAGTATACAGGGTGTTAACCAAGTATATACACAGAGATTAGATACTGGAGAGATTGTACAAGGGGTATCTCTAGTGATATGGAATCCTTCTTATCCGGACAACGATATTTCTATTGCTACTAAAAACTATCAGTTATTAGACTTCCAAGCTCTGTATTTAAATGATATTAACAATGTAACCAATCGCATTATTGTATCGACCGATGTTTCTCAAGATACATCAGTTATTAACATTTAAAGACATTTGTGAACGTTTCTGATTACATACTACCATCAGGTTTTACTATAAGCCCTGTTAATAGCGGGTTTACATATGCTACTCCTATTACATGTACTGTTAGTACAAAGCAAGGTGTACAACCAGCTGCAGTACTAAACTCTTTAAACTTATTCGTACAATACGGAGATGGTACTGAAACAGAGATAACACAAGTAACTGATAGTGCCATTGTTGCACCCGCTCACACATACAAATGGCCTGGTGCATATGAAGTAAAGTTAGCTGTTATACCTAAAGATGGTAGTTTGTTGCAAAGTTATTCTAAAACATTTTCTGCATTTAACTATATTACAGACTTCATGCAATGGAACTACGGTCAGTGGCCGGAGTTAACTACCGTTAATAGAAGTCATGGAGCGGTGTTTCACGGCTTTCAATCTTGCCCCCCTGGACCTCTTTATAGTGCTACTCCGTTGTCATTTACGTTTAGTGTATCTAACCAGTTAAGTAGTGATGTTGTGTTTGAGGTATATGCAGATAGTTCTTTATCTCAGCCCTGGGAAGTAGTAACCCCGGATAATAAGTTTGCACAGTTAAGACCACGTTGGAGGTTCACCGATACAAGCGGTAACGTTGTCACATCTATATCTGCAACAAACATTACCCCGGTTTATATTAAACCTGATGGCACTCAAACTACAGCAGTAAATGGTATATTAGTAGGCTATTATGGTACTATAGACTTTTACTACATTGACGATATACCCTCTCTAGTATATAGCACTAACACATTTACAGCTAACTTACCAACAGTATGGGTAACATACAATACTAGTTTTGTACCAAACTTACAAGATAGAAATGATGGAAGTGCTCCTTCCTATTCAAATAGCAATGTGCTACTATCTTCTTATTTTTATGTAAAAGCTTTATCTGCAGATCACTTTAATGTTACAGTTAACGGTGGCAATATACCTTTACCTAAAACGCTATGGGCTGATACAGATAATCAGTTTATAGTTACGCTTAATAGCCCGGTACTTTCTTCAGCTGATTTTAGTAATAAAGTACTATTAAACTACCCTCTAGTAGGAACTACTAATAGTATTTCTGCAACAGTTGCGCCCGCTTCGGCCGCTACAACATTTACCCCTGTTTTTAGTTTAAGTAGATATGATAGTATAAACAGAGATACAGGAGGGTTCTATAAAAACATTCTTAGTACTTTACCATTATCCGCTGTTACTCAAACAACTAATGTTAGTGCTTCTTTAGTTGTAGGCACATATGCATTAACTACAATAAATGAACCACATGTAAGTTATTATTCTAAGGCTAATGGTTTAGCCGGTGCTACAACAAGTGTAATAGCAGTGTCTAGTGTTTATAACTTTGATGTAGTTAACTATTACAACAAGTATTTTGTACGTAAAATAAACGAAAACTTCAACTACGGTGCTTTATTACAATCGTATATGTTACAGCCGTTTATGGCTGATAATGTAAACCTGATTGGTTATCTCTCAGCCGTAGGTGGTGATAGTTTTCAATATAACGAAAACTTCGGTACATTAGCATATGAAAAGACCGCTAACTTTGTTGCTAATAATGCCGATCCATTAAATAGCGGAGTAGATCAGTTATATTCTCTTGCTGCATTGGTTGATACGGAGTTTGATAACTATAACTACAACCCACCGCCAGTACTAAAGAGACAGTTTGATTTATATTCAACCCCTCATGAACGTTTATGGGGTACAAGAGAAAAATACAATACAGACTTTAACAATAGAGGATACCATGTTAATCTAGGTGGTACTTTAAGCGCTTATGGTATTAGTACTACTACAGTGTCTGCGGGTCAAAAAATAGTAGTTAATGATATTTTTGATTCTAGCTTTTTTGAGTTGTTAGAGGTACCCGCTATAAACTCTTATACAAGTATTTCTGCAAACAACATGCAGATGTATTTTCCGCCAGCTTCATCTTTAACTTTCCCATTAACAGCTTACCCTTTAAGTGCGTTTTATGGTTGGGGATTGAGAACACCTGTAAATGGTAACTATAAGTTCTTTGTATTTAATGATGAATATACCAACACACCTGTAAACAATCTTATTGATTGGAACACTCGTACAGATGGTTTATCTACAACTTTAACTGAAACCGCTTCTTCTGTAAAAGACTGGTATGCAGATGGTGGTATACTTGAAAACATATACAGTTTCTATTTAACTAAGGGACTAAACTTCATAGGAAGTAAGTATTACCAGCTCACAGGCACTATACCTCAATCATGATAAGTTTTAAAAAATATTATACAGAAAGCATTATACAAGAGGCAGCTGTGGACGATACTCTCAAAAAGCATTTGTCTCATATGGAAGACCTTGCTATAGAAGAAGGTAAAAAAGGATTTAATAAGTTCGTTGAACAAGTAGAGAACTTTACATCTTTGCTAGAAGGTTTTAACAGCAAGACAACTGTTAACTTTAAGATAGATGGTGCACCTGCTCTATTTTGGGGTATAGATGAAACTCAAAATCCTGAAACCGGGGAATATAATAATCAGTTTTTTATCTCAACCAAGTCTTTCAAACGAGTACACAGTGAACAGGAAGCGGATGAAATATATAAAGAAGCTCCTGGTTTAAGAGAGGTTATTAGAACAGTATTTCCTTATTTAAAAAATGGGTACGATAACTCAGGTTTAACATATCAAGGCGATTTATTATTCTCTCCAGCTAGACCACCTACAGTAAAAGACTTAGGGGGTAAACAATGTTTAACATTTCAACCTAATCTTATAACTTATGCTATACCAGTTGATCCTGCTTCTGAACTATATAATATAGCTTCAAAAGCACCGGTTGGTATAGTAGTACATGCTGCATTTAATGCTGCAGGTCAAATGCAAAGCAGAGACACCGCTCGAGTAGTATATAGTTTAAAGAAAGCAGGCGTGTTTGCAGAAGGTTCAAATATTAAGAGTCTTAATATACAGATTGATCCTAACTTAAAAAATACTTTACACGGTCTACTAAATGACGCAAAAAGACAAGTATCTACCGTAGATAACGCATTTGATGCAGAATATAGTACAGGCGGGTTTATTACTACTAAATTAAAGGAGTACTTAAACTATATGGTGCGCGAGACAGGCGGTATATTTAAAGCTGCTGAACAAGGAGAGTCGTTTGATATTAATAAGTTCTTAAACGGTTTTTATACATTCGTAAACAACAAGCTTGTAACAAAAGCTGCTACAGGTAGTGCTAGAGTACAAGCCAATGCTAGAACAAAATCAGAAGATATAAAAAAGTATCTTATAGAACACAAGAAAGACTTTGCAGGCTTAATAGGTGCTACATATGATATGTTACGTATTAAGCTTATATTTCAGCATTTATTAGCTAACACTGAACACAAGCTCAATGGTATGCTGTCTTATATACCTGTAGGAGATGAATGGATATATGCTCCTGAAGGTGAAGGTAAGGTATTATATATTGGGGACACTCCTAACCAAGTAAAGATAGTAAACCGTAGCAAGTTTAGTAAACTTAACTTTTCATATTCAGGGGAACGTGGTAGAAAACCTGCTACTGTAACAGAAGAAGGGCCGGCAACTGAACAAGAAGCACAAAGCATTGGCTTCTTCGGTGGTGGTTTTAATCCTCCTCATATCGGTCATTTTAATACAGCTCTAGAAGCTGCTAAACAGAATAATGATCTTTATATTGTGGTAAGCCGTAAAGACAGAGACAATACTGGCATTGATATTAATAAAAAGTTAGCATTGTGGAAACTTTTTGTACCTTTACTAGAACGTAATAAAGCTAAAATACATATAGTAGAAGCAGATGTATCTCCTATTGCTACTATTTATGGCTATGTTAATGACATAAACCAATCTCCTCTAGCAAATGAAATAACAGTTAAAGCATATGTTGGTCAAGACCCGGTTGACATGAAAGCATATGAAAGACTAAACCATAATAGCTATCCTAATGTAGGTAAGATTGAAATAGTACCTATACCAAGATCAGCAAGTGGTACAGATTTTAGAAACTTATTAGCTGCAGGTGATATTAAGAGCGTAATGAACTTAATACCACAGGGTGTAGATAAATCGATGTATTTAAAAATACTAACCGGTCAATAATCACACTCTTCAATACACTCTCTCAAGTGACGTATAGCTTCAAGAACTAATGGTGCGTGTGGGTGATTGCTATCAGCAGCCCAACCATGACCACATTCTTCAGCAAAATGTAAATGTTGTTTAAGTAGAGACAAATGCGGGCTTGGTTCCTTTTCTTCTGCTGCTAGACTTTGTCCTTGTTGAGTACCACCGAAATCTGCATTAGGACCAGCTGCTCCAATATTACCGGAGTTGTTTACATCTCCAGTAGGCTCTTCCATTACTGGTTGTTCATAACCTCTCTTACACTCTTCTTTAAGTGTACCATCTTCATTAAAGCAATGGGATACTGGATGTTGGGTTTCTTCATCCCAGCAACCCTCAGCAAGGTCTTCTTTTTTAATCTCTACAAAGTAACGCTCTGTCAGTACTTGATACTTGTCTGTTAAACTGCTTTTTGTGTAATCGTACTTTTTCATAAAATTAAATTCGGCCGTTAACACCATCCATACCATCAACCCCTGTACCGCCTGTACTCATACCGTAACCACCAGTTGTTTTTTCGCCTTCTGGTTCTTCGTATGAAGATTCATCTTTAACTGGCTCGACGTCAGGGCTTTCAATTTCTTCTTTCAACTTAGCTAACACGTCTTGTAACATATCAGCTGATTGAGTTACATGGGTAACCATCCAAGCCATAATAGGGTGCTCAGCTGGAATCTTTTCCAAGATTTCATGCAACTCTGCAGATACTTCAGCTGCTTGACGAGCTTTAGTACGAGTCATTTCAACATTGTGATCAGACTTATGAGTACCGCCTGGTTGGACTTCTGTTTCCAAAGGATTCTCTTGTACTAAGGAATATTTTTCTGCTAATAGTTTAAATGTGTTGCGGCCCATACATATATTTACACAATCCGAATAAAAAATATATAGTAGTTGCTTTAATAAATAACACCGCTATACTATTAAAACTATGGGAATGTACGACATAATAACAGTTGAAGACAAGCTACCTTGGACGGATGAAATGTGGGAAGAGGGATTGCCTAATACTTGTACAGAGTTTCAAACTAAAGGCTTAGACGAGTCTATGTCCAACTACAAAATTGAGAATGGTAGACTGTTATTGCAACAATCCGAAAAAAACTGGGAAGATACAAATTATCATGGTTTGCTTAGTTTCTATGATTATAAACCAAACGATAAACCAGGTAATAATGATTGCTGGATAGAGTTTACTGCAACATTTACTAATGGGCAAGTAGATAAGATTGTGGTAACTGGATTCGAAAAAACTAGCAACACAACCCGTTTAGAGGCTATAAAAGTATTAACTGAAGAAATACTTCGTAATAGAAACCGTTGGTACAATAAATACTTCAACTACACCAGACCTGTAAGTTGGTTCCGTAGACAGGTATGGGACGGGTTTTGGTATCAAGCTAGTCGGTTTTGCGACAAAATGCGTTTATTGTGGTAACGGGCCATCTGAATAAGGCCCGTACCGTTGTTCTACTATTTGCATATTACGTGCAAATATTTTAGCTTGTTCAGGGTTACGATTTACAGTAACCCCTCCGTCGTGATATATAGGAAAATGCCCTGACATTTTGTTTGTACCATCAATATGTACTAGCACTTGCTCTGGTACTTGATGTATAGTAAAGCCCTTTGAATAAGCTTTCATACAATAGTCTATATCTTCCCCGCACCCTGGAGTAAAAATCTCATCTAATAAACCGATAGTGTTAATAACTTTACGACTAATAGCAGCACAAAAGAACAAGATCCAAGGCTTACCGCCTTGATAACGTTTAATAACACCAGTAACACCAGCAGTAGGGGTAGTATTAAAAGGTTCTGTTAATGTCTTGTACCAGTGATCAGCTAGAAAAACAGTATCGTTGTTTAATAAGATAACTATATCACCGGTAGCAGCTGACATACCCATATTAACTGCTTTAGGGTAGCCTAAAGGTTTATGCCAATATATACACTGTACAGGGTAGTTTTTATACTCGTTAAGCACATTTATAGGTGTGCCATCTGTACACCCATTTGATACTATAATCACCTCTCCATCGGTTAAATCAGTATTTTGTATAATACTGTCTACACATTTTTTAACCAAGTCCCAACGATTTAAAGTCGGTATTACAATAGAGAACTTCATAAAATGCGAACCCTTCCATAACGGTTTTCAAGTATCTTAGCACATACTTCTTTGTGTTTAACCTTTTCGTAGCTTTCACCACCTCTGTGCATTTCCGGTTCATGAAAGAGAGGAAATGATTCTTCCATATTAGGACCTACCATTACTGCACGGTGCACGGTGTAACCAGCTTTTATAGCTCTAATGCTAAAGTCTGTATCTTCTCCACCTCCGTTGTTAAACACCGGGTCTAAGAAACCTATTCTATTAAATACTTCTCTTTTAATCATTGCACAGAAGAACACTATACAGTCTGCTGCATAAACACTTTGATCTCCTACTGGTACCATCGATGGCCCAGAAATACCTGCTGTAGGGTATTTTAAAAATGGTTCAACTAAGTTATTCAACCAAGTAGGTCCGAGTACCACGACATCTGAATCTAAACGTACGATGTAGTCACCTTTCGCTACATTAAAACCTACATTACCAGCGCCTGAATATCCTAGACGTTCCGGCCAATGTATTACTTTTACAGGGTAATTCTTATAAGTGCTTGTTACTAGTTCAGGTGTACCATCAGTACAACCATTTGACACCACTATAATCTCTACAGAAGATAAATCAGCAGTATTGCTTATAACACTATCAATACAGCGTTGTAAAAGTGGCCACCTATTACAAGTGGGTATTACAATAGAAAACTTCATTATTACTACTTACCCGGTAGTAATATTTTTCCAACTTTAAGCGTAGGTATTAGTTGTAACCGATTCTTTTGTTTCAGAATGTATTACACTTCCGTAACCATCAAGTACTTTGACGTGATCGGCTTTGTTGTTTTTAGCAAAATGAAATGCATCGAACTTAGTTCCAAACACGTGCTCGGTAAACTTGAGCACGCCGTTTTCCCATTTATGAAGTTGTACTGTGTGGTGTTTCGACATTTTGTTTAAAGTATTTAATCCAGATTTTTTCTGTTTTGTTAGTATACTTAGTCAAATTGTGTTGATTAATCCGCACATTTAATCCAGGTAAATAATAAGAGTTACGTAAAGCTTTGCTTATACTATCACTACTATTTGGATCAGCATTAAACAAACAACTAGCCCAAGGTACCTCTTTTGTAGCAACTAAAGGCACCCCTTGACTGATCAAATCAGCTCCAACAATATTAAATGTTTCTGAAAAGTTACATTGCATACCCACGTCCATATTACGACATAATTCCAAGAACTGCTCCCTTGGTGTCCATTCATGCATTACTAGTTCATGCCTGGTGCCTGCTAACTGCATAAACATAGCCTTAAGATTGTGAAACACTGGTTCGCCTTTCATTTCATTACGACCAATATTAATATGAAACCGTAGCTTTTTGTTAACAGATTCAGCAAACTTTAATGCACCATAAGCCTGTAATAAATGATTCTTTAATAAACGTATAGCTCCAAAGCACCCTACATCAACTGTATCTAGCTTACGTACTATACCTTTTACACTCCAATAAGATTGAGGGTAATAGTTTGGCAAGTAAACCACTCTATTGTTAGTTTCTTGTTTTGCCCAACCATATTTTATACGAGCATAGGCGCGTATTTCATCTAACATACGCGGTGCATTAACCCCGACACTTATTTGAGGGTAAGATAAATAATCTGCAATCCAATCCATTGCCATACCCTCTCCTGCCATAAAAGGCATTTCAGAGTGCAATCGTACAACCCATTTAACTGTTGGGTGTAAAGCGGTTAACACAGCAAACTTAGATGGCACCACCCACAATGCTTCAATAATAACATATGTAGGTTTGTATTTAGTGACTAACCGATCTATACAGTTGTTATCAATAGCTACCTCAATGTTGGCTGTAACACCAGCCTTATTGAGCATATCAACCATAAAAGAAGCGGAATTAAATAATCCAGTACTTAATCCCTTAGGGCTATGGACAATGTCATTATAATCCTCTCTACGTTTAAGAATGAAAAGTATGTTAGTGTTAGTAGCCACGGCACAGGTACTTATATCCGGACTTAAAATAAACTAGTTTAAGATTATATTAATTTTACCGTAACCGTATTATTAGTTATTCTGAACAACTTTACTTTGCTCCCTAGTTCATTATAGGGTACAAACTCGTATGTCGAGTCACCTATCACAAACACTACACCACCAGTATCTGTCTTTTCAAAAATAAGACCTAAAGCTGTAGCAGCCACTTCATTTTCAGGTTCAAAATAACCCCCTACCCTAGCCTGAAAAGTAGCACTATCTTTATACACAGTTTCTTTTACCATAGTAAGAAAGTCAGATAATTTTGATCCACTTTGAGAACCGATATAATCTCTAGCTCTCATGTCTATGACTTTAGCTCTATGATTGTCAGTCTTGTAAATGTTTTTTACTGCTGCTGCAGTACCGGTTAACGGTGTTTTGTCTACATTAGCAGTGTCTGGAGAAGTGAGTTGACCTAACCATTCCGCTATTAAGTAAAGTTTAGGAGTACCTTCTTTAGAAGAAGTATTCTTACTAACTGCACCGCCTGGTAACGAAGTACTATACTCTGTAAAGTAAGCACGAGCTTGTTCAAGCTCTTTTTTTAAATCTTTACTAAACACTTTTTGTTCTTCAGGAGACAGTCTACGGAAGGCATTAGATATGGCTAGTATAGCTTTTGTTTGATTGAGTATATCTGCTGCAACTTTAGCTCCATGTACTCCTGTAGGTACATCTGCTGTACGAGTTTTTATTTGCTTTACTTCAAATGTTTTACCATTGTAGCTTACATCTAAAGAGTCCCCACCACCAGTAATCATTTGCTTCTCAAGTATAATGTTTTTAATGGCTTGGGGTTCACTTTTCTTTTTTTCGTATTCGTTTTTATCTTCCGGTACCGAACTACTAGCTAATAAAAGTGCAGCAACAGAAAACTCTCCATTACCTTGACCAGTACGAGAGAGCTTACTTGCATTGGTTTGTATGCGTTCGTAAAATAGAGCTTTTTGAGTTTCATCCCATTTACCAACTAAAGGTAAACCGTATTCAGTGACTGTTGGTTCATGGACTTGTGGTGCTGCTGGTTGTTCAGGTTGTGCTGCTGGGGTAATAGGTACTGGGTTAGGTACTACCGGTTGACTTGCTTGTGCACGACGAGCATCTATTGCTGCTTGTGCTTTAACTAAGGCTTCTTGATCTTGATTTGAGTCTCTATACCCACTCATCACCTCGTTGTACAAGCTCACCACACTCTTTTTAGGCTTATAAGATTCTTTATTAAGATACACATCTACTAAAGTTTTCTTAGCGGAAACTTTTTCACCTTTTATTAGTTTATTGTATAAGTCTGGTAGTCTAGCCACGGTAGATATATTTACT